TCTGGACACGAGCCTTATCTCCAAATCAGGAGATCAGACTCGTCGCTTTCATCTCGTATTTGAAGGTGGGGTCGCCACAGCGATTACGCCTTTCGGGCGCGAATGGGCGCGTTGGCGCGCTCGATGACGCGGCGCCACAGGGCCTCGTGATCGACGTTCGCCGCGTTGGCGATGGTCGCGGGGCTTCCGGGCAAGCCATGCGCGGCCGCTTCCTTCGGCGTGGAGGCAAGAATGCCCGCGCACGCCTCCGGGCTCATGTCGGTCTCGAAAGCGAGCTTTTCCGCGAGAGCGCGGCGGCCCTGGGCTTCCGCATGGCCCAAGATGGCGGCGATACGCTCTTTCTGGCCTTCGGCTCGGACGGCGGTCGTGACTTCGGTGCGGTTCATTGCTCGATCCTCTGTTAGAGAAGACTGCGGTCGGGTGCCGGCATGATGTCGGCAACCCCCAGCACAGCGCGCGGGTCGCAATCGGGCCGATAGGCGATGGGAACGCCGGCCTCTCGCGCCATCTCAATCAAGTGAACCTCTTCGCGTTCGCAGGCGAGGAGCGCCGCGTTAAGTTGCGCCCGCTTCTTCACGCGCTGTTCGGGCGTCAGCGCTGAGCGATCATCCGCATTTTCGTCGATCTCACGCTCAATCGCAGCAAGGATCACGTCACGATTGATCCAGACGAAAAGCGCGAAGATATCGACCTCGCTACGATCGTGCTGAGAGACGCCTGCAAACCCGCCATCTGCGCCGCGCACGAGCAATGGCGGCAGCATTTTCGTCGGCCATCCTATCCCATCACCGCCTTCCAGTAGCGACATCACGGAGAGCCTGCCCCTCGCCGCCAAACCTTCGATTTCGCGGTGAGCCATCGCCTTCGCGTCGGCGCTTGGCCGCGGCGCATCCTCGACGGCTTGCGCATCCTCGTGCAATTTTTGCAGCCGCTGGCGCATGGTCTCAACGGCACCTTTCCAATCACCCGATTTAGGCGCGGAGACAGTTACCGGCGGCGCGGCCTCGATGACGGGCACGTTGCGGAGCTTGCGAACGTAGGACTCGACGTTCGCAAAAGTCTCGCGGAGGCTCCGCGAACCATCTTGCCGCCGCTTGATCTGTTCGCTGATCCGCGTCACTTCGGCCCGCGCCCGCTCTGCCAGCTCCCGTGCCGATGCAACGGCCGTGGCGTCCTCCGGCAATCTACCGCCCTCTGGGGAAACGAGATGCGCGACGCGCGCCTCATGGCGCGCGAGATCCAAGCGGGAGTCGGCCAGTTGTTCGTTCAGCGCGCCGATTATAGCGAACGCCGCATCACACTCCCCTTCAAGTTCGCGGAATTTCACCCGCGCCGCCTCGGGCAGCCGGTCCAAGGTGCTGGTTCCGGCAACGCGCGGAGGCAGGCTCGCCGCGGTCGCCGCGTTCATATTTGCGATGGCCGCGCCGAGGGCGCCGCCCATGTTCCCGCCGCTCGGCCCCGCGGGGGCCGCCGCTGGCGCCGCATCGCCCATGCGCGGCGGCCCGCCGGCGTTCGCGGCGCGCGCATCCTGGCCGCCGCTAAGCAAATCCGAGAATTGGCTCACGATTTTTTCGAACACGGTCTGACCTCACCTTCAGTCGCTGAGACCGTCGCTCTTCCACTTCGCCAGCGGAAGGCGCTCACCGTCGCCATTTTCACCATTCTCGCCGCATCTCAGGCCCGCAGCGAATGCGCGCACAGCGCGCTCGGAGAATTTCCATTCGCCATTCGCGGTTTGATGGGCGAGGTTGAATTTTCGAGCCCTTCTGTAGGCGCTGCTGTAGCCGCATCTCATGATTTTGGACGCGACGGATGTGCTGATTTCGCGGTCGGCCTCCAACGCCGCGGGCGCGCTCGGCGCGCCTCGACCGTCCACTTCCGCAAGCAGCCGGCGCAAAGCCTCGGCGGTCGCTTCGGCGGCAGCAATGGCGGCGGCGATTTCGTCGCGGGTCATCGCTCAGCTCCTTCGGCGCGCGCTTGAGGCGCGCGCGAGCCGTGAATGTATGGCCGCACCCGCCCGCGGCCGGTTGGATCAAGGCAAGTTGACGGCGTGCGCTGCGGCGTCATCCAGAGTTTCCGCCACGAAGTCCCGCCATCCGGAAGGCTCACACTTCGACCGCTCCACCGCGGCAATCAGCTCCAGGCCACGGGGCTCGATAGGCGGCGGCACGCCCCAAGGCGCCACCTCGGTGACAAGCGGCTCGTCAGCGTCGCTCGGCCCCAAAAATTCGGGCAAAAACTCTTCCGCGGCGCAAGCGGAAAACCCCCCGCTTTCGTGCTCGTGATCTTCCGTGCAAGCGACCATTTCCCCTGTATTATCCCTTGATAGCGAGCCGGAGTTACTTTGATCTCCATTACTTGCTGTTTCGGCACTTCTCATCAAAGCGCGCTGGCGCTTCTCATCAAGCCCATTGTTTGATGTGCAGCACCGCTTCTCATCTCCAGATGCGCGTCCACGCTTCCCATCAAAAGCCGGTTCTGATGTGAAGCACGGCTTCTCATCCTGTTTTCGCTCTGATGTGCAGCCCCGCTGCGCTTCAAAGTCGTTGCCGCAGGCGGGCCAGAGGATCGCGTAAATCCGGGCGGGAAGCCTTTGCTGACGCCTGACTAGAACATGCCCGCGGCTCGCAAGGCGGCCGACGCGTTCGACCCACGCGCGGCGACTAATCTTCAAAAGGCGGGCAAAAACCTCGCCGCTCCTCGCGGCAAACCCCGCTTTCGAGTGGATGAAGCGTGCGAGGATCACCGCCGTCGCAACATCGGTTTCGGTCATGAGGCTATCGCCCTGGACTTGGGCTAGCCAATTGAGCCTTTCGAGTGGCGATTTTGCAAAGACGTCGGCTTGCATGGCTTCGAGCCTGCCGCCGAGCCGCTCGATGTTCTCGGGGTCGCCGCCCGCTAACCCCGGGGCGGCCCTCGCCGCATCAAGAGGCGCCATAGTTTACGACGCCTTCACGCCGAGGCGCGGGACATAGGCCTTCGCGACGGGGCCCGCGATACGGGTCAGCCGGCCGAATTTCTCCACCGGAAGCAGCCCGTCTTTGATGTCGTCATAGACGACACTTTTGGAGATTTTCTTGAGGCTGCAGAGCTCTTCAATGTCGATGTAGGCGCCGTCAATCAAGCGGTCGGCAATCGGGTAAGCCTGAAGTCTCTTCGGCACGGCCATGGCGCGTTCCTTCCATTAACGCGGGCGGAAGCGCCCGCGCTGGAAGGGATGCTGGCCTATTTTTGCCGCTGCCGAAATTTGTCGTTTGTCGGTATTTGTCGCTAATTCTCGGCGCTAAATTCCGACAGCGCCTTAGTGCGCGCTTTCACCAATGTATCTCGGGAAACCCCGTATCTTTTAGCCTGCACGGAATCCTTGTCCGGTCGAAATTCCCCGGCCCGCAATTCGGCTAGTATCGTTTCCGCGAGCCGGTCCGTCTTTCCGGATTGCGGTCCGCGTCGTTTGCGCTGTTCCTCAAGCCCGCCGGCGGGCCACAGCCTGATAACGTCCTTACGGGCAAGCATGACGGCCGCGTGAGAAGGTGGCCCAGCGAGGGGCGAAACCGCGTCTATCCAGCTTAATGCCGGGACAGGTTCACGCGGGCCACCATCCGGCCGACCGGTCGCTACGATGCGACCTTCAATCAGTGCTTGCTTGATCGCGCCCCACGCTGGCGCAGTCTCATCTTCGGGCTTAGCGAACGCGAGGCCCAACCCGGCGCTTAGTTCGGCACTGCGCCACTCTCGCCAAGCAGGACTAGAAACATCGAAAAACGATAGCGAGGAAAGCGCGTCGCGCGTGGTGATCCAGCCGATGGCGAAAGGCAGCGACCAGAAGGTATCTTCAAAACTGCATGTCATCCGCGAGCACCCGCGCGCACCATGAAAGTGCGCGGGCAACAGGGGTGCTACCTGCTTTCGGCTGGCCGGCCTAGCCCGCGAAACATACACTTGGTGCATCTTCCGGCGAGTGCAAATCCGAACGCGCATGACAGTTGTGGACAACCGCAGCACCACTCGGGGCCTTCCGGACATATGCCCGGTTGGAGGGTGTCATTCCCGGCAACGCACAGCCCGCGGGCGCTGCCGAGCGCCCTGCCGCACATTTTTGGCTTGACCGCGAACTGATGTAACTTACTGAAATAAGGTTAAATTCAAAACGACCTTGACATTTCAAATCGATAAGTTGCGATTTCCTGGGCGTAGCCGGGTGGCCCCCGGTTGGAGCCGAGCAAAAGATGCAGCAACAAATACGCCGGGCGGCGATTTACGCCCGCTATTCCACCGAGCTTCAGAGCGATAAAAGTTGCGAGGATCAGATCGCACTCTGCCGTCAGATGGCAGAGCGCGAGACTCTCAATGTGGTTGCTGAATATCGAGACGCGGCCAAATCCGGCGCAAGTCTTCACGGCCGCGATGGGCTCGCGCGGCTCGAGGCAGACGCTGCCCGTGGTGCCTTTGAAGTCGTGATAGTGGAGTCGCTGGATCGCCTGTCGCGCGACATGGAAGACCTCGCCGGTCTGCACAAGCGCTTCAACTTTCGCGGCATCGAAATTCGTGCGGTGAACGAGGGAACCGTTGACACGGTTGTCGTCGGCTTGCGCGGTCTTGTCGGGCAACTCTTCCGCGAGGACGGCGCCAAGAAAGTTCGGCGCGGCATGGCGGGCGTTGTGCGCAGCGGCCGGAGCGCAGGCGGGCGGGCCTATGGTTACAGGCCCGTGCAAGGCCGTCCCGGTGATCTTGAAATAGTCGAGGAAGAGGCGGCTGTTATCCGGCGCATCTTCCGTGATTACGCCGGTGGCGTTGCTCCCAGAACCATAGCTGCGCGTCTCAATGTCGAACGCATCGCGCCGCCGCGCGGGGATCGTTGGAACGCATCGACCCTGAACGGCAACTACTCGCGCGGGCACGGGTTGCTGCTCAATCCGATCTATGGCGGTCAGCGGGTGTGGAACCGGGTCCGCATGATTAAAGACCCCGCAACCGGCAAGCGCGTGTCTCGCGTCAATCCCAAGTCCGAATGGCAGATAGAACCCGCCGAAGAGTTGAGGATCGTTGACGGGGAGATTTTCGAGGCCGCGCAGGCCCGCAAGCGGGCCAGCTCCCATGGAGCTCGCGGTCCCATCGTTCGCAAGCGGACGCTGCTCTCTGGCCTCCTGCGGTGCGGGAAGTGCGGCGGGGGAATGAGCATTTGCGATAAGCGGCGGGGGCCGGAACCGGACGCGCATACGCTGCTCTGCCGCGAGAGAAAGTGGCGCCTGCGAGAATGGCAAAAAGTTCCCTCTGCGTGAAATCGAGAAGATTGTCCTCGGCGGGATGATGAAGGTCTTTGCCGAGCCCGAATGGATCAAGGTCTTTGTTAGTGCATACAACGCCGGAATCGAGGCCGAGAAAGCAGCGGCGGGGGCCGAGCGGGCGAAGCTCCAACGGCGTATTGCTGAGATTGAAAGCCATCAGTCGAAGCTGGCAGATGCCCTGCTTGATGGGACGCTTCCCGCCAAAGTTGTTAAGGAGAAGAGTGAATGCCTGGAAGGTGAGCGCCGCGACGCCAAAGATCGCCTTGAGGGTTACGCGGCAGCGCTTGTCGCGGTTCCGCTAGATGCGGACGAAATGGCGAAAAAATATGCGCTTTATGTTGGGTTTTATAAGGCGGTCGCCGCCGGGCCGGAGCGACAGGAAGCCGCCCGCGCCTTGGCCGCCAAAGCGGGTCTAGCGGCAGAGTTTGAAGAGGGCGTTGAAGGTGCCCGCGCACATATCCGCCGCGCGGTCGAGAGGGTGATCATCCACCCGGCGCAGGCGGGGGCAGAATGGTCGGTCGAAATTGAGGGGCTTCTAGCTGAACTGACGGGAGCTATTGATGACCGACATGAGTTCCAAAAGTGGATAGAAAGGGGTGGTTTTGGCTCCAAAGAGCCGCCGCCGGCCGGGTTTCAGCGCTTTTTGGACGAGCGGGGGTTTAACGATGGTAGCGGAGGAGGGATTCGAACCCCCGACACAGGGATTATGATTCCCCTGCTCTGGCCAACTGAGCTACTCCGCCCCGGGCCGTCTTGAAGCGGCCTTTCTGAGACGGGAGCGATATAGGTCGTGGGCGCGCGCCAAGTCAAGCGCCTGTCACACGTGTAGCGGCGCAAATCGAATGGCGCGTCCCCGCAGATCACGTGGCGTAGCCCCCTAACCTTCGCCGGAGGGCCCAAGCCGCCCCCGGATAGACTCGGGGAGGCGCGCTTCGCAGGCGAGGCGCGCCTCCGTCCCGTCGCCGGCGACGCCCGTCCCTACATTGCCCGGCGTCCCGTCGGGGAAGACCTGGACGAACCATGCCCAGCCCGCCATAGATCGCCCGCGTCTCGGGGCAATCGTTCATGGTGAGGATAAAGCGCCCGTTAAGGCCCCTTAACACGCCCGCCAAAGCCTCGTGATCGGCCCTCGGGAAGGTCGCGGCGTAGTGGCCCTCGGTCCCGTAATAAGGCGGGTCGACGAAGAACAGCGTCTCCGGCCGGTCCCAGCGGCGCAGGAACTCGGCCCAGTCCAGGCACTCGATCGTCACGCCGCAGAGCCGCTCGTGGATCGCCTCCAGAACCGGGCCGAGGCGCAGCACGTCGAACCTTGCCGGCTTGTGCGTATCGATCCCGAAGCTCCGCCCGGCCACCTTGCCCCCGAAAGAGAGCTTCTGGAGGTAGAGGAACCGCGCCGCGCGTTCGAGGTCGGTGAGCGTCGCCGGGTCCGTGGCCCGCAGCCGCTCGAACTCCGCCCGGCTGGCGATCTGGAATTTGAGCGTCTCCATGAACTGCGGATAGTGGCGCTGCAGGATCCGGAAGAAGGTGATCACCTCCCTGTCCGCATCGTTGATCGCCTCGACCCGCGCCGCGAGCCGCCGCTTGAGAAAAACCCCGCCCATGCCGATGAAAGGCTCGGCATAGACCCGGTGCGGAACCGCCTCGATCATCCCGCACAGGCGGCCGGCGAGCTGCTTCTTACCGCCAATCCATCCAGCGGCCGGGGGAACCGGCCGAACTTCCCGCATCTCCATTGTCCGTTAATCCATAGGCCCCACGCTGCCTCGCGGCGGGGGGCGGTAAGCGTGCTTTCGCCGCGCGGCGCCCATCCCCATGAGACAGCCGCGTCCGGGGCGACCCGGCCCCGCTACCCTGCCTGCTCCTGCTCCTTTGGTTCGCAATCCATGCGCACGACGAGGCCGTCGGCCGAGAAGCCGAAGAGCCGCTTCTTGACCGTCCATTGCGTGTCGTCGTCGTCGTGAAAGCCCTGCGTCGTCACGACGCCGCCGGGCGCGAGGCCCACGGCGCCGGGCTTGCGGGTGCAATTGAATTTGCGCGTCCCGCGGTCGAAGCCCTTCTTGCGCGAGAGGGCGTTCCACCTGGCCTCGACCTGCGTGCCGAAGATGTTGGGCGCGACATAATCGGGCGTGCCGTCGCTTTGGAGGCCCCCCTTGCTCTCCTGCGTCGTGCGCCTGGCCTTGTCGCGCTCGTAATGCACGGCCTTGGCCTTGCCCCGCTCGTTGCGGGCGCCTTGGGCGAAGGAGAAGCCGACGCAGTCGTTGGGCGTGATCGTCTCCGAGCCCGCGTCCTGGCCGCTCGCGGTCTTGCCCGACCCCTTCTTCACGAAGACGAGCTTGCCGTTCTGGAACTTGGCGAGGGCGTTATATTGGCGGGCGAGGCGGGTCACGAGATGCATGTCCGACTCGCCGGTCTGGGCGACGATCTTCTCGATCTCGATCGACCCCAGCTCCTGATCGACGGCGGCCTGCAGCTTGTTGTCCTTGGCGACGTCGTCGAGCACGTCCTTCAACTTCTTGCCCTTGGTCCAGCTGCGGGTCTTCTGCTCTTTGAGCGTCTTCTTGAGGTCGGCCGAGTGGCCGGTGATCTGAAACTGCGCGCTCGGCCCGTTCTTGACGATCTCGGTGATGACGAACTCGCCCACCTTGACCGCGCCAGTCTCCTTCCAGCCGAGCCGCACCGTCACCGTCTCGTCGGGCCGGGGCTTCTTGAGCTTGCCGTCGTAGTTCGAGACGGCGATATGCAGCTCGTCGGCGTGCTCGCCGTCATATTCGACGATCTGGCCCGAGAGGGCGCGCTTGTCGAAGCCGCCGAGCACGTTCCCGTTGAGGCTGATCTCGACGAAGGGCGTCATTCGTCATCCTCGCGGGCGGCCACGCGAGCCTCAAATTTTTCGCACCACTCATCGAAGTGCCGGAGGTCGTAGCTCGGCGCGTAACCATCGCGGACGCATATCGCATCCTCATCGTGCGGATAGTCCCGGTCCCAATGTTTGCACCGGCCGCAGCACCGCTCGCTCATGATCAGCTCCACAGATCGACGGTCGCGATCTCGCGCGGGGCGGGCTTGGGCAGGTCGGGCAGCGTGATGGTCACATTCGCCGGCAGCACCGGCCCGCGATCGGCGAGGCCGGGATTGGCGTTCAGGATCGCCTCGGTCGTGCCGCGATGCTCGGAGCCGTAGGCGCGAGAGGCGATGGCGTCGACCATGTCGCCCTGCTTGGTGACGTAGAGGCGGCTCATCGCTTGCTTCTCTTGTGCTGGAGCGCGATGCCGTCGCCGATGCGTTCGAACGCCACCAGAGCGGCCTTGCCGTCGGGGTCCTCCATGTGCTCGCGGCGGCGCAGGAAGCGGTGAACGGTCTCCGCATGGATGCGCCAGGCGTCTTCGGCCAAATCGCCCGTGAGTTCCGTCTCCTCGTCCTCGATCATGGCCAGAGGCTCCAAATCTGCCCGTCGCCGTCGTCATGGGCGCCGAACTCGAGTTCGTAGACCTGCTTCTGGGCCGCGCCGCTGGGCAGATGGTCGGTCGCGATGCGCTCGGCGCGCTCCAGCCGGTAGGGGCCCATGATCGTGCCGTCGGCGGCGGCGAGGATGGAGACGAGCCCAGAGCGCGCCGCCTGGAACATCGCCTGCACCGTGCCTGCGTCGCCGATGCCCTCGATGGGGTAGATCGTGCCGATGAGGGTGATGCTCTCGTCGTCCGGCCCGAGATATTGCCCGGCCGGGCGCCGGCCGATGATCGGATGTTTCTCCCAGCGCCCGCCGACGCGCTCGCGCAGCCGCTCGAAGGCGTTGCCGCCGACCGTGAAGCGAAATTGGCCCCAGCCCATCAGCACGTCGGACATGATCGTCCTCCGCGCATGCGCTCATCCGAAAACCGCTCCGCACTTTTCGGGCGCATGCTCATCAATGCGCCTCCGGTCCGTCATGCAGCGCATGCGAGCCCGCCGCGACGCCGCGCGAGACGGCCGCGCCGGCGGCGGCGGCCT